GACCGCAAGGCGTTTGATGAGCGCCGCCCAATTGAAAGCCGCGAGGACATCATGTTGCGGTTGTTCTCCAAGTTGTCGCCGACTCAGCAACTGGAAGAGATCTACCGCTGTCACAACCTGACCGAGCGAAGCGACCACATGGGCAACGAGTTGATACGCGCGATCCAGCGCGAAGCGGTACAGCGAGCCAGCGTGACCGGCACCGTGAGCTATGAAGACCTCCCTACTTCTAATGGGTCGCGCGCGCGTAGCACAAACGGCGACTGAAAAGCAAGAGAACTATTACCGCACCCATTCGGTAACTTTTTTGTTACAATGTGACGCAAATCAACAACCGGAGATACTGCAATGGGTACGGCATCGGTTCATAGACTGCGGTCGAAGTCTGCGCAGTCCGTAGAAGCCGCGATGGATCGACTAAACGAACTGCACAGCGATGGCGTTATAGACGGATTGGCGGTCGTTGTTCTAGGCAGGAACGGTCAACACGAGTTCCGGGTGTGCGGCAGATGCTGCGAACAGCCGGAGCTAACGACGGGCATTCTAACGCGTATGGCGTGGCGGCTTTCCGCTGGAGAAGAATGCCAAGGAATTCACAAGGCATAAGAAATGAACCGTCGAGGGGGACGGTTTTTTCTTAAAGTTTTATGTGTGGTGCGCTTGACATCGCGAAACTTTGAGCGCACACTATACCCACGTTAGACGAAAAGCCCAACCAGCCGGAGAACGAAATGAACGTAGATCGCAAAACCTTTCCAGAAGCCTTCTCTTCGATGGATGCCGCCGCAAAAGAATTCTGGGCCTATCCAGGCCCGGAATGGCAGGAAGGTTTCCTGCGCAAGTGGGCTCAGGAAAACAACGACGCAGAGCTGGAAGCTGCTCTGCAATAACCCACACCAGCGCCAAGGATGGCGCGCTGAACACACAACCACAAACAAGAGGCAAAGCAACCATGACCACTTTAGTCGTAGCATGCTCCGAGCATGCAGAACACCGTGCCGTCATCAAGAGCGCTGAAATACAAAGATTGGCACGCGCAAGCGAAGTAGCTCGCAGAATGAAGCGCCTTGACCTGATCGAAATCCTCGATTACGAGTTGAGGATTCGGTACTCCATACCGGACCAGACTTTCGGCCCTATTGGCTAATAAGTATGGTACACTATCAACCCCTTAACAGGAACTAGACAATGACATTAGAAGAACTGAAAATCAAGCTAGGCGCGGCAAAAGCCGCAGAGGCAGCGTGCAAGGACTTCCGCGTTGAAGTCGAATCGCAGATCATCAACCACCCCGATGTGGCAGACAAACTCAAGGCCGAAGGAGCCGTGACCGTTGAAGGCGTGACAATCACGTGCGGTTACACGCGCAAGTGGGACCAGGACAAACTCGCCGCGCTGAACGCGTACATCAAGGATGACTTCTTCCCATTCCGCCGTGAGTACGTGGAAGACAGAAAAGCTACGCGGGAGTGTGAAACGCAGTATCCAGAATTGTGGGAAAAGATCCGAGACGCGTTGACGCTCGGCGAGAAGAAGCCAAGCGTTTCAATCAAAGAGAAAACCACCAATGAGTAAACTTTCAAGCATCATCAGCGGTCGCGAACAACGCCCGCTCCGAATGGTCATCTACGGCGTGGACGGAATAGGCAAGTCCACGTTCGCAGCGGCAGCGCCTGGAGCCATCGCGATTCCGACCGAAGACGGTTCGCACCACATCGACGTGGCGCGTTTCCCGGTCGCTCGGACTCATGGAGAGGTATTGGAGAACATTGCCGCGCTTGGCAACGAGAGGCACGATTTCATCACAGTCAATCTTGACTCGATTGATTTTGCGGAGGCGCTGATTCGCGAAGAAGTCTGCAGGGAGAAAGGATGGTCAGGCATCGAGGATCCAGGCTACGGCAAGGGATACGCCTACGCCCGTGAGAAGTTCGACGGGTTACTGAGCGGCCTTGATTGGTTGTGGTCGAAAGGAATGAACGTCATCGTTATCGGGCACGCGGCAAAACTCCGCGTTGACGATCCGACTACAGCCGAGCCATACGAAAAGTATGGAGTTAAACTTGACAAGATGAACGGCCCGAAGCTGTGCGAGTGGGCTGACGTGGTAGCCTTCGCAAACTACGAAACCGTCGTCAAGTCATCGAAAGACGGACTGCAGACGGTAAAGCGCGGTATTAGTTACGGGGACCGATACCTATACACAACGCGGAGCGCGTCGTATGACGCTAAAAACCGCTTCGGGCTTCCTGATAAGATGCCGCTAGATTTCGGGGTTTTTTGGGAAAACTATCAGGCTTCTATTTCCTGAGATATTTGTTATACTTTACTTCACTTAATGAGACTAGAGAAACATGAGCTTTTCATACGAAGACGATGATTTTGACTTGGGCCTTGACCTGGGCAGCATTGAACCGGCCCAAGACTTCTCGCCAATCCCTGCAGGAACCTATAACGTGGTGCCTGTCGAGTTCACTCTGACTGACACGAAGGACGGGACCGGAAAGTACATCAAGGCGCGATTTGATATCGCCGATGGACAGTACGCAAACCGCGTGCTGTGGGAGAATATCAACATAATCAACCGGAACGAAACAGCGGTTTCGATTGGCAAGAAAACCATTGCATCGCTGCTCGGTGCGGTCGGAATAAATGTGAATCAGCCAACGACGATGGGACTGATTCGCTCCACTATAGGCAAGCGAGTAGCGGCAAGGGTTTCGCTTGATAAGGACAAGTCCGGGCAATACGCCGATCAGAATAGAATCAAAGCGATCCTTCCGGCCAGCAATGCACCGACACCGCAGGCAGCGCCGAGACAGCAACAGCGCCAGCCTGCGCCGGCACAACAACCGCAAACGAATGGCGCACGTGCCCCGTGGGAGCGGTAGAAAACAAGGCAATCCGCAGCCTTGATGCGGTGTCCCTTGGCTCGGATGGCATCTAAAGTCCGAGACATTGGCGATGTATAACGCCCGTGTTCGTCTGCGTGAATTGGCGACGTTAGGCCGCGTCAAAGCCCGACTGGCCCGGTCGTAATAATGGGCACTGATTACGGGGCTGATCGCGCGGAGCGAGATGGCTGTACTGCGGTATGAATGCACACGAAAGATGGCCGCCAGTGTGCGCAGGTTAGAATCCTGCCAGCCCCACCAACGCGAGGTAATGTGATGAATTTCGGCTATCTGAGCACACTGCTTCCGTCTGACGTTATGTGGGGCGATCCGATAACGCCAGAAATTGTGCGAGAGATCGTCAACGCAGTTGACCGAAAAGCGCGCGGTGAGTGCGCGGGGATCGCCGAATCATGGTTAGGTTCCCAGACGATAGCCGACTATGCCGCAAGAGAAATACTAGACGAAATACGGGAGACGATGGAATGATAAAGCCATGCCCTTTTTGCGGACATACTGGCGTATCAGTAGTCGAAGGCTCCACCTTTCGCTGGCGAGTCGCGGAATGTGATGCATGCGACGCCCGGTGTGGTGAAGTGCGGATTCAGACGCTAGGCAACGGTACGCCGGAAGAGTGGGAAGAAAAGGCGCGCATTGCTGCGCTGGAAGAGTGGAACAAGAGGCACGAAGATGACAAGACTTGAACGAGTCGCGCGGGCGATATGCCGCGCAAATGGCGGGATTCCTGACGACGTGCGGATGTCCGGTGATGGCCCGTTGTGGACTGTTTACCTTGCAGACGCGCAGGCGGCGATTGACGCGATGGGCGATGGATGGCAACCGATCGAAACGGCACCGACCGATACTACCATAGTTGATATATGGCGAGGCGAATGGAAGGAGCGAGCGTGCAACATGTATCGGCAGGATTTAGGCGGCGGAAACGTGTTTTACGTTCCGGTGTATTCCGGCCCGTCATGCGTCCGAGACGCGACGCATTGGCGGCCAATAACGGAGCCGCAGAAATGAAGCCAGAACGCCCCGACGCCCCGCCGGATAACCGCTTGTGGTCCGTTTCCGATCTCGCCGCATGGCTCGCCGTTGCGCCGGCTACAGCGTACCGGGTCGCGGCTGAGCCTGGGTTTCCCAGGTCTGTGCGGATCGGCAAAAGCTGCCGGCGCTGGGTGCCGGCGGAGGTTAAACGGTGGGTAGAGAGGAGGCGAGGATAATGGATACGATCGAAAGAGTCGCTCGGGAGATATGCCGAGCTGACGGAAATGATCCCGATGAGGACTACATCGGAACGGTTCGCTATTGGGAACTGTACCGTAAGGAATCACAAGCCGCGATTGACGCGATGCAACCGGACATTGCAGAGGCTGACCGGAAAGCGCGGGAGGAGTGCGTGGAAATCTGCCTAAGGATGACAGATAACTACAGCATTGCAGACGATTGCGCGGATGCGATAAGGGAGACGATGAAATGAAATCGCAATGCGTGTATAAGTGCCGCCTCAATGCAGCACGCACGCATTGCGAAGGATGCGGACGAAGTATCGAAGAGATCCGCGAAGCTGGACTCAATACAAAAAGACTCCAACATGATTACCATGAGAGAAAACCAGAAGCGAGTGATCGCGGACCTTTATGAATGGTTCCGTAATAACAAAGAAGGCAACCCGATCATCGATGCGAGCGTTGGCAGTGGAAAATCCGTTATGCTCGCGCAGATATGCCTGGACGCTGCGCTAGGATTTGATACGGCTTCCAGGGTTTTGATGATAACGCCGACCAAGGAGCTGTGCGAGCAAAACCTAGACAAACTGCAAACCATCGCGCCAGAACTGAGGATTGGCGTCTGTAGCGCATCTCTCGGGCGCAAGGAGACGTATAAAGACACGGACGTTATCATCGGCACCATTGGGACGCTATATCGCGCTGGCGAGACTCTAGGGGCCTTTGCGCTGGTCATCGTTGACGAGTGCCATTTAGTATCACGCAAACAGCAGGGAATGTACCGCGATCTAATATCCAAGCTCCAGACAATCTCGCCGCACTTGCGAGTAGTTGGTGCGACTGGAACCCCTTTTCGCGGGACTGGAGTTTGGCTGCACGATGGAAGCGAGCGGCTATTTACCGACATAGCGTCTCGCCTTCACATGCGCGAGTTACTGGACGCTGGCTACCTTGCGCCATTAGTCAACGCACCGACACAGACGCACATCAGCGGCGAAGGAGTCAAGACAAGCGGAGGCGACTACGTAGTCTCTGACCTGGCGCGAAGGATTGACCAACCGGACACCACCAAAAAGATCGCGGAGGAAATTTGCAGGCTAGGGTGTGACCGTAAGAAGTGGTTGGTTTACTGTGTGACGGTTGCGCATGCTGAACACATGCGCAATGAACTGCGAAAGCATGGTGTTTTGTGCTTGGTTGTAACGGGCGAAACTCCAAAAGCAGAGCGCGAACGCATCATCAAAGAATTCAGAGACGGGATAATAAAGTGCATCGTCAACGTCTGCTGCTTGACGACTGGATTTGATGCACCAGAGTTGGATTTTATCGCGCTTGTGCGTAACACAAAAAGCCCGGTTTTGTACGTACAAATCGCTGGACGTGGAATGCGTGTCTGTGACGGTAAAACGGACTGCCTTTTTGCAGATTTTACCGACACAGTGCAAACGCTAGGCCCGGTTGACGCGATCAAAGGCAAGCCGGAACAACAACGAAAAGACAAGCAAGGACAACAACCGCATAAGTTATGCCCTGAGTGCGCGGATAATAACGCGTGCGGTGCGACGGTGTGCGTTCAGTGCGGTTATGAGTTCCCTAAACCCGCATCTATCGTACATCTGCAGGCATCAAGCGCACCAATACTCAGCGGCGTCCATGTACCGCAGATTGCGACTTTTGAAGTTGACAGAGTGCTTGCCATTCCGAAGCGATCAAAGAACGGGCGCGATTATCTGCAGATCATATATTACTCAGGTCTTGACCGTTTCACACGTGCTATTATGCTTGGCTCGGATGGATGGCTAGGACAAAAGGCTGACAAGGATTGGCTTGATATGACGACAACAGATATGAACTTTGTTGCAGTGTACAGCAAGGACGAAATTAAAAAGAATGAATCAAGTGGATTCAAAAGCGTTACGCCACAATACGCAAGTGAGTTGCTATTATCTGGAAAGGTTAAACTAAAACCAGTGAAGTCAATTACAGTTGACTACGCCACTAAATACCACGACGTTTTGGGAGTTGAATACAAGTGAACGTTAAAGAGTTACGCGAGAAATTGGCAGAATACCCGGATGATATGCTCGTTGTTGTGAATGGTTATGAGGGCGGTGTTGATGATGCTTTGACAGTTGCAGAAGTGAGATTGAAACTAAACGTTCACAACGAATGGTACTACGGAGATCACGAAATTTTAACTGAAGGATTCGACGAAGGATATAGTTCAGGCGAACCGGCATTGCACATTCTATA